TTCCAACACGCCCGGCATAAAGCTTGGCGAGTCCAGCGTAATCACATTCGATGCCGCACCGACCGCACGTTCGGTCTGATACTCGACAAACGAACCCTTGCCGAACACCGGCACACGCACGCCTTCTTTTTCAGTAAACACCACCGGGAAGATTTTCTCGGCAATAAAATCCGCCTGCTTGTAGCCCAGTGCGAGATTGGTCAAAACCGGGTCAAGCTGGCCACGCAGACCGCGCAAATGAGATGCACTCATGTTTTATCCTTTTTTAGGACAAATGCGACAACGTCGTCGCATTTGACGGGTTGATGATTAAGCAATAGTACGGCGGGCAGCCTCTTCGTAAGGGATACCTTCCTTCGCCGCCAATGCCAATGCACGTTGGTGATGGCTCAAGGCTTCTGGGTCCGACGCTTCGGCAAAGTCTGCCGCCAATCCCGACGGCGTTTCACCTTTAGCCATCTCGCCGCCCTGAATCTGCTTAGGCAGGACAGCGGTAAAAAACGCACGCAGCGCGGCAGACAAAGGCTGCTTCTTACTGCCTTCGCCGAAGTCGGCGGTTACGTCATCAGGGTGTTCGGCAAAATCCAAAACCTTGACGACCAAATCCTTGTCAGCAGGTTTCAGACGACCTTCTTTAACCAAGCCTTCGGCATATTCGACATTCTGCTCATGCGCACCATCGCGCAGGGCGGCATGCTGCTCGTCTTGCAGCTTTTTCAATTCCGCCTCCGATTCGGCGGCCTTCTTCTCGGCAGCTTCGCGGGCGGCCTTTTCGGCTGCAAGCTCTTGTTCCAACGACATAGGGGTCTCCTTTTTTTCATGGTTTTCCGGGGGTGGGGGTGATTCGGTAAATTCGGCAGGTTTCAAACCCGCCATGTTCAGTAACCGGCGCAAAAGGCCGATTTCCTGCGGTTCTTCGGCAAACTCGACATAAACTTCGCCTTCGGCAAAACTGATGGCGGACAAGCCCTTAACGGCGGGCGGTTGCGCGCCCAAAAAGCCGACATGGCGCAGCGTCCAAATGCCCGGTTTGGGATTGTTCGGACTGGTTGGCGGGTAAAAACTCGCCGACACTTTTTTATATCGTCCGGCCTTAACCAAATCCACAAAGCCCTCATCGACTTGGTCAAAGTCCGCCGTCAGTACGCCGTTCTCAGCTTTCAGTCCGCTGACCCAGCCGTAAGCCGGCGCGTCCGCCTTCGGGTGGCCGACCACAATAGGAGCCTCATGCACCTTCGGATCGTAGGCTTGCGCGGCGGCGGCAAGGTCGGCGTGCGTAATCGTTACCGTATTGCCGTTTGCATCGGTGCGCGTCCCTGCGCGGAAAATTTCATAGGACATAAAAAAACCTCATCAGATGGATGGGGTTATTGTGGCAAATGCCGTCTGAAACGGCTTTTAATCGGGTTTAAAACTTATTTCGGCAGATGTTTGCCAGCGGCGGTAAAAAAAACCGCCCCGAGGCGGGGCGGGTTACCGTTTACAAGAATGAAACAGCAATTTTAGCGATACAGATATACGGTAAAAACCTCAAGCGGCGGTCTGTTCTACAGTCAAACCACATCATTGCCAATACAAAGCATACGGCCCATATACCCCAAGATGTTTCCGACAACAGCATACGGATGGTTTTACCGTCGGTAATCAGCAGCAGGAGCGTAAACGGCAACGATCCCAATAATGCCGCCCATCTGTTTTTGGCAAAGGGAAGGCGTTGGTCGAGAAAGAACAGAAAGTCGATGATTTTTTCCAGCATAAGCTATCAGATTCCCATAAGCTCCATCTCTAAAGCCGACCGCCAATTCAATGCGGCGGCAGCTATACAAACACGATAGCGCCTGTCTTTTACTATCGTTTCAATCCATTTTTCGATTAAAGACCTTGCAAACTTTTTCAATACGGTCCTCAAAGACGAGAACGGTTGCCCGTAAAATGCACGAAACATAGCCTCAGGCCAAACCATTCCTTTTGAACATTGGGCAATGGCGGTTGCAAGCTTGTCGCAGATGTCGGCAACTTCAGGCGTAATATCGTCCGCATCGGCATGGACGGCACCATTGTACACATTATGGATAAAAACAGCATACAGTTGTTTTTCTTCCGCTGATAAAGACATATAGATTCCTTTCGAGGTCATACTGCCATATCGGCAGCAGGATCATCATGAATCTTTATCCATCCATAATCTTTTAATCGGGGCTAATAAAAACAAATACGCCAAATTTGCGTTTTTAGCGCGTTTCGGTTTCAGGGTGGGCAAACCCCCGACCGCAAAGAGAAACGCAATATAAAATCGGTCAGGGCTAAACCTGACCGATGTTTTAATTATGCGGCGTGCTTACGAAAACAAATCTGCCTGTTTTTTCGCCCGTTCAGCCATTCCAACCTCCTTGACGATGCGGTAAACGTGCTGTACGGTCAGACCGTATTTTCGGGCGAGGCCTGCATGATTCTTACCGTCAAACTCCTTGTAAATTTGCATATCCCACTCCGATACCCCCTGCCCAAAAGGTTTTTCGGGAAATAAATTAACTGCCCGCCCCAGTTGCTGGTCAGATGATGGGACAGCTTTTTAGATACTTCGACCGCCTGCTGCCGCTCCATCGGCAATACCGACATCAAGCAGGCGACCGCCTGGTCTTCCAAGTCCGCCACCAGCTCAGGCACTCTGTTGTCCGCCATTTTCCACCCTCACTTTCCACTTCTTCAGATGTTCGATGACCCGTATTGCGTCATCAGTCCCTAACCATCCATGATAATCTATGCCCGTCATCCGCTTCACAAACCGCGACAGGCCCAATTCCGACGGATTGCGTACCGCGCCCAAATGGTGCAGCTCCAACCAAAGCGCACGTATCTTTTTGACCTGCGCCTCCATCATGCGGTTGGGCATATGCACCGGCAAATCAGGTTTGCCTGATGCCGCCTGCGCCTTAGTGGCAACCACAAAGCCCCGCATCTTCATAGCCCGCACGGCAAGCTCCAGCTCCTCGACCGATAATTTGGTACTGCTCGTCTTACCGCATGACAGATTGGCGAGCAGTGCGCGGTATTCGCCGTCGTCCATCATCAACTGAGTTTTGGCCACATGGATGAGCCGTATCAACCGCTGTTTTTTCTGAGCACGGGTTTCCATTTTTTCTTCCCACAAACCTCAAAAAGTGAAACGTCGTTTCACTTTTTCCATTAAAATCAATGAATAATATCATTCTAGCCTGAATTGAACCACTTGGCAAACATACGGAGCGGATAGAAAAAGGCCGCCTGAAACATTTCAGACGGCCTGTTTTAAAGAATGGTTTGCTTATCTGTTTACCGCTTCTTTCAAAGGTTTTCCGGCACGGAATTTAGGCGTTTTGGTGGCGGCAATCGTCAACGGCTCGCCGGTCTTCGGGTTACGGCCTTTGCGCTCGGCGGATTGGGCAACGTAAAACGTACCAAATCCGACCAGTGCGACCTCGCCGCCTTTGGCCAGCTCCTGCTTGATTGCACCGATGACGGCATCCACCACTTTTGCCGTTTGAGCCTGGCTCAGGTTGGTTTCGGCAACAACAGCTTGTACTAATTCAGATTTATTCACTTTTTGACTCCTGTTTAGGTTTAAATGCGGCAGACCGTGCCGCGCGGTTGGTTCATTGAATATTGACTACATCCATCTCCCTGCCGGTTATCTGCCAAATTTCACTCTTGAGGACAGCTAGGCAGATAAGACCTGCATTTTGGGCGATGCTGCCACCGTCTTCGTCATCCTTCGGCATCGGTTCGTCCGAAGTCAGCTTGACAAACAAGCCGCCTGGCTGATCGCTGATGAGGATGTTTACCGTCGCCATGTTCACACCTTCGCCACATCCAAATTCATCAACTGATACTCCCCATCCTCACCGCGCTGATACACCCGCACAAACGGCTTGCTGATATGCACTTGCAAACTGTCGGAGAGCGCATCCATCGCCCGTTGCCATTTTTCGTCGGTGATTTGCAGGCGGCGCAGTCCGAGTACGCGGGCGGTGCTGATGTTGCCTTCTTTATCCACTTGGAAAGCCGCGTTAATCAGTGTTTTCAATTCCGTGCGGCTGCCTTCCGTCCATTCGTTGATACATTCATCAATTAAGGCTTTGGCGGCAATCAAACCTTCGTCAAATACCAACGTATCCTGCATGGCAAGGTTGACGCGGTATGCGCCGTCAAAGCTGTGCAGGCTGATATTGCCTTTCTTACCGCCGACATTCACGTCGTATCGGTCGGCACTTAACTGTACAAACGCCGCAATATCATCCATAGCCTCGCGTTTGAAGGCGATTAAGTTATCCTGTACCGTACGTGCCTTGGTCGCAATTTCCTGCACCAGCTCGTCGCGCAGCAGGTCGATTTCACGGATATTGGCCAGCGGCACGAGATTGCCTTTGGCATCCTTTTTGTATTGGCTTACATCTAAATTACTCATTTTGTTTTGCCTTTCTGCCTTTCGGCATTAATCCTTTTACACTCATCCACTGACCGGTGGCGTGGCCCGTGTATCCAATCCCTGTTCATGCAAGGAGAGCTTTCCAGCAGGCTGAGTGTTTGTTTGAGTTTGGCGGCCTGCGCCTTGCCGTATTCGGTCGGACGGTGCTTCTTTTCCAGCCTCGGCACCATCCTGACTTCGCCCGGTGGCAGGTGCTTGATAAGGTCGGCAGGGTTTGGCCACTCTGACGAGGACGCCGCGATAGCCCTAAAGGCTGCCTGTATCCTGATCCCGTCCTGCTCCG